GCGCGAAACCATTAACGACTTGTCGAAATCAGTCTCGATGCGTGTGGGTGGGAAGGGTTCTAGTATATAGTCACTTAACTGTGTGATAGGTTGCGTTGGGATTAGGGCAACGTCAGTTGTGGCGGGCGGCGCAACGACAAATCTAACAAATCCAGTAGAAGGCAGAGAACTAGTTGGTAGACTTTCAAACGGGAGTGCGCCTGAGCGTACAGTATAGTCGGTATCCAGTAACTTGACTAAACCAGCTTGTAGAACAATAATGTTATTCTTTGTGAATATTGGAAAATCAAAGTTAAAGTCGGTAGCAGTGCCGTTTGCCACATAGTCGTTACGTAGAGCTTCTGTGTTAAACATGTCATCTTCCTCGTAGCAAGTCGTCTGCCCGAAATGGCTCCACAGTTCCCTCTTGACCATCGACGGCTAGTGCCATTGGCAACAATAAGCTTAAAGTGTTCTGTAGAAGATCACGTGCCATGCGCGTGTCCTTCGTAATGGCAGATGCGAGTTTCGAGGCAAGCCAACCCGCTACGACTTGATAAAATAATGAATCCCATACGTTAGGATCAGTGACTCGCGCCACATAGACGATCTTTACCTCACCATCATTAGTCAACAGTTTCCGCCCCTCGATCTTGTAACGACTTACTGTCGTACTCTCAAACAAACTTAGATTGGTCGTGTCTAGCGACGCACCATTATATTCAACTATCTTAAGTGAGTCTGTTGGCAAAGTATAAGAGAATGCGAACTCAAACAACGGTGCCGCCGCATCTGCAACCAGAACTGCGCGTCGCATAGCAAAGTTCCAATGATGAGACCTTAGCAAATCATCGAGCAACGCCGGATACATTCTCTTACAATGATTGGCATTAATACTACCATCGTCAATACCAGTGATTACAGTCGCACCTATCTGCGATAGTGCGTCATTCAAGACATCAGTTTGTGATGGCATGACTTCTCCTAAACTTTATAGACTCGCACGTGTGGCTTTTCGCTTGTGACCTCACGAACTGGCACGACATTCGCAATGCTGGGTACCTCACGCACTGGCACTGCACCTATCTCGGCCACGGAGATAGTCACAACAGGCACCACGTTTGGCACGATTCCAACAACGTACCGAACTGGTACAAACGGCCCCGTATATATCGGTGGGGGCGCGTTTGTGTCCATCGTTGGCGCGCCTAGATTTAACAAATGACTTGCATGAACTCCGCTAAAGTTACGCATTTGCCGCGCTATAAATGTTGGAGCTGTGTCGGGTTCTATCGGAGCATCAAAATCTTGTGCCGGAGACCAGACATAGGGATTTTTGCCAAGAGGTTTATACGAGGCACGAACAATGCTCCCTACACTGTCTGGTTCAGGTGGAACCGAAATGTCCTGAGATAAACTAAAACGATACTTGTTAGGAGCAAACGTAAGAAATTCTCGCTGAACTTGGAACGCGGCACCCGCGTCAGGTTGAACGATAGACTCATCTTGAGTCGATGACCAAGTATACGGATTCCGCCCCAACGAACGGAACTTGCGGTACACAATGCTGCCAACACTATCCGACTCAAGAGTAGCACTAGGATCGCGCGCCTGCGTGAATAGGTAACGACTACGATAGTATGGTTTGAACTGTAAACGTGTCCAATGCGTCGACGGGGGATCTAGTCCGACAGGAGGTGCGGTCTCGTCTTGAATTGTACTAAAGACGTACGGATTACGTCCGAGCCCATGAAATGGTCGACGAATCCAGAATGGTCCGACTTCTGGCTCAGGTAATGGTGCGTTAACGTCCTGTGAAGTCGAGAAAAGATAAACGCTTCGTCCGAGTGAACGATATGGAAGAGCACGAACCCAACTTCGTGGTACGTCTGGTGGTGGCGCGTCTTCGTCTAGATTTGTACGTTCATAACTCTTAGTTGCGGCTCGTGGAGCTTCAAGGTCTCGCCACCCGACAACCCACAGTGACATAATCTAACCAAATGCAGGCCGTCGCACGAAGCGCGGCATGCCTTCGACGGTATCCGGTTGCGGTACACCAGTTGAGCCAAATGCGAAGTAGAGAATCTCATGCGCAACGCCGCCGGCCGTCACATGATTATAAGTGAATCCATCGGCGTCAAATGATACTAAGTCATACTCATCAGTCACGGTCGGTGTACCTTCTGTCAACATAGTAAGCATCTTTGTACGATCAAGACGCGAATCTACGACGCTTGGGTTTGCGGCATCCGTATCACCATTAGCGATAGTTGCACGTGCGGTTGCAGAAGAGGCTACACCGAAACCGCCTCGCGCCGACACGATGGTACCGGCCGCCGCGATATTGGCGAAGGACATCAAGACAATAGCAACAGGGGTGAAACCAACACCAGTCACACCAGTATTACCAACGCCAGTAGACGAAGTGAAGGAGCCTGCCTTAAACGTGCCGCCCTTAAACCCAAGTCCATACACAAAATCTGCAACGCCACCCACCGTAACCCAATTAAGCGTTGCTCCATCAGCATCGAAGGAAACAATATCGGCATCAGAGCGTACCGCGCCACCGGTTGGCTGGATAAAGCAGCGATTCGTACCCTGTCGACGACTAGTGTCAGCCGCTGCGCCGCCATTTGTATGAAGAAAACCTAATGCACCGCGACTTGTTAAGCCGGAAGCCCAGCCTAAACAGGGGCGATGCGTTGAAGAACCTAGAGCAGCATTCTCTGTTGTGCCGGCCAACGCATGCAACCAAAAAGCGTCTGGCGCAAAACCAAATCCTGTAAATGCGGCGTTGCCTGCCACGGTAGGCATTGCGAATGCAATGTCCGACACATTTGTTAGATCGGCCCCACCTAATGCAAGATAATTAACAATCCAACCTGAAGTCGGTGCGGCGGTAATATTGATAGTAAACCCATCTGCGTCTTGTGAGACAAAATCTGCAACACCTTCCGCCGTGGCAGCATTATTATAAGCAATGCAACGAGTATTGTCCATACCACGCCGCGCTTGCTGCGGTGTGACTGCATCAACTGAGCTAGACATCGTGGCACGTCGATCGGTCGAAGAGATACCAACACCGAACATTTTCTCACAAGACACCGCATTACCGTCTGCTGTAACGCGTATACCAAAGAGTATGACCAACTTTGGTTGAAAACCGACACCTGTAATAGCCTGATTCCCGGTTACAGTATTTAGAGCAAACGAGCCTACCTTCGCTGAGAGAGCCATCTATTTAAAACCGTCCATACTTAACTTTATTAGGGCCGCGACCAGAGCCAGTTGGAAGCACCCCGACGGGTGGAGGCACTGGTCCTGAACCAAACTCAAACGCTCCAATATCCCAGGCGGTGCCCGGAACAGGTCGAAGATTTCCATCCCAGTCTTTCTTGATTGACCCCGCAGTTGGAAACTGCGTCTCGAACGTTGTATACGCTGCATGCGGTGTTGTCACGTTGGCGTCGCGCGCGGGAGAACTCGATTGCAAATGAAAGTCACCACCAGCCTGATTTACGAAAATTGGATCTGCTGTCACATTATTGTCAACGATAGCAGCCGGAAAAGCTGCATCGAAAGCAGCGAAACCAGAATAAGTCGTAGAACTCGCACGAATCAATGGTGTAACGCGAGACAAATTATGTCGAAGAGTGCAAGCGCCCGCTGCGCCTGTCGTGCCATAACCAATGTGAAAGTCCGTTCCCCCGTCAACAAATATATTACCTTGTGTCACGACAGCAGCACTACCACTTTGTGGCGCGCTCAAAAACTTGGGAATGCCAACAAACGTGTTCTCCAAGAAGAATATGCTCGATGAAGCACGTATATAACCACCAATACCATTGCCAAAGAAGCTTCCGGCAGTTGGGCTGCCGAGGTTATTTCTAATAATATTTCCAATAGCATAGAATCCCGTAAAGCCTGTACTTCCAACATCATTGTGATTACTGTAGATATCATTAAATATGATCCAGACATCCTCTCCAGAGTCGTGAACAACACAGGCGTCGCCCGCTGAAGTATCCACTGGCACGTGATTGTGCATTTTATTTTGACTAACAATAGTGCGACGACATTTTTTAAGATCAACTGCATTTTCTCGATTTTCATACATATCATTGCGCCCGATGAATGTGTTGCGACACCAGGGTTCGGGCTCAGTGGCATCTCCAAGTTGGATAGCATCGCCGCCACAATGAAAGATTCGACTATCAAGAATCCAGTTTGTATCACCACCAGGCGATCCCTTGAATCCGTGCACATCCCACTCAACGCCAGATTGCCACTGCCCATTTTCATGGATGTCGTTATTGTAGTAGACTCCGCGCACTGAAGACATGCCAATCGCCGCACCGAAGTTATTGGTCACAGCATTTACATCTTTAACTTCATTGTTGCGAAAACCAAAATCGGTTGTAGCGTTGCCAAAGTTTAAAGTTTTATTAGAAAATTGCAGATTGTCAATAATGAAAAATGTACCACTAAAGTCTAGATCCGAATCTGATTCGGTAGTGGTGGGCGCCTTAAATAATGGACGTGCACCAGCACCCGGTGCTGCAAGAATCCATGCGGGCGATCCCAAAGTCCCATTGATAGTCCAGGTCACACCAGACGTAACATTAAACGTGCCTCCACGTTCAACGAAACAGACTTCGCCATCTGCAATTGTTGTCGGGATTGATCCTCGAGGACTGGTCGGAAATCCGTTGCCAGCGTTCGTGCCACCTGCGGCGACATAATAGAATCCTGCGAGGTTGGTCGTCCAAGGACTTGGCATCGTGGGATTGACTTGGTCAATGCCAAAAGGTGGCGTTGGTATGCCAATTGGAGGGCTGTATGGCATGCTTTAGTCTCTATTTAGGGATTACTTCAATACAGCCTGCTGGAGGTCCCCATTTCTCCACACATTCGTCACATAGAAAGAAAATCGGACTGCCTTTGGTGACAGCTCCGGCCGCCTTACCACAGTTGACGCAAAACACGCGCTCATACAATTGTTCGAGCAGCACGACCTCTGTGCGCTTTCGGCGTCCCCAGAGGTCGAGCCGCGCGTCGGGAATGCGTACGCCATCAAGTATAATCTCGAACTCGAAAGCATCCGCCATTCCCATTTCCTCCACTAATTACGTGACTTCGAACCAGTCGACCGTCGCGTTGATCGGCACCGAAACGCCGACGGCTTTCGAGCCAACCTCAACACCGACACCAGCAGCTTTCATCTGAAGAGCCATGTCACGCTCAAGCGCGACCCAGCCATTGTTGCCACCAGTCTGAGCAAAGCCGACGGTGGCTTGCACGACGGGGGTTAAGCCTGCCGTGATGGCTGTGGCATCATCAAACCAAGCAAGCGCCGCAGCCGGGTTGTCAGGATGCTTCTTGCTTTCGGTGGCGGCCGTACCTCCTGTACCAGCAGCACCGGGACGCGTGCAATAGCCGACACCACCACCTGCAGTTCCATGTCGGCCGTTCATGTAGAACCCAACAACGCCCGACGGTACTGCCGCAGCCGGTGCCGCACGCAAGTGTGTGGTCAGAGTCTGCGTAGTACCATTCGTGTTTGTCTCTCTTGTCACATCAAAGTAGAACGGCATTTCGGTGTCCTTTCTAATTGGCTACATTGTGGTATCGTCGGTCAATTCAACCCAGGCCCCAGCGTCTGGCGCGCTAGGACTCATCTTTCTCTGCACACGCACTACAAGCGTGCCAATCACGTTACGGGCTGCGTGTGCATTGATCCAGGTCTTGTCGGCTACTTTTGCCACTGCACGAGTTTCACAAGCAGCAAAAGTTGCAAACGCTGCCATGCTTAGGCTCCAGGTACGATATAGAATGCGCCTCGCACAATCCTACCCACCGTGGGCGCCGCAACACCATACGTCAATAGCACAATCGTGTCGGCTGTTGGACGGAAACGTGCTCCCGCAAACGCGAGAACACCACGAGCTTCCGCAGCCACCATGACTGTTGACGCCTGAAAACGATCTGTGTCGCCAGAATCTCCCACGATCACAGTGATTCCTGCACCCACCAAACCATCTGTGACCATGTCGTAGCCGACGACTTCACAGTTAGCAGGCAGGACACAGAGGTTCACAGTGTCAGCAGAAGCCTCACCAGCAACGACCGTATGCTCGAATGGAATGGGTACCATCCTACCTGCGCGGTCGCGAGCGTCTCCGAGGTACTTCTTAACATGTAGCTTGTCGTACAGTACAGAGTCTCGTAATGCCATCTATAACTCCTTTAGGGCTGTTAGCCCACGTTAATTTTGATGTCGCAAGCTTCAGCTGCTGAAGCTGGCGACGTTTAACTAATTTTCCAGAGCTTTGACTTCAACCACACCCCCTTCCCAAGTGCGACCAGCCGCCATCATCATTACCGATCTAACTTGAATACTGTTATTCAGATCGGGACGTTCGTTGATCTTCGTGTCGATGTCACGCCCAATAGCAAGACCCACTGCGCCACGATGCATCGCAATGCAAGAGCGCGTGGTGCCACTCAACGCGAGCATACGTTGCAGAACTGTGATGGACGGATCAACAACGTCCGCAATCTCGATCCAGTTGAAACCTTCCCACTGTACGCCGTTGATCGTGCCGCGATCGTGGATTTGATTTCTGGTGAAATCACTAGACGATGCTTGTGTAATGCCCAGAATGTCACGTAGCTGACCAGGTGAGTACAGCATGAGGCGCTCGCCCATGCCATTTGGTACGCCGGCCTTACTCAACAGCTCAGCAGCGTTAACGATACGTGCAAGATCAATGGCGGTCGCACCACCAATGATCTGCCCTGCCGGGAGTGCTTGTGTGCCAAAGGTGATGACACCGCTACCGGCCGTGACAGCCGCGGTAGTGGCAGTACCAGTCGCTGCGTCGATGATATGTTTGTCAGCACGACGGCCAAGCGCGAACACGATAGTGCTCGTGTAGCCATTTTGAGGCTGGGTCATACTCCGTAGAGTATGTTCATCTGACAATAGCACGGCAGCATCGCTACTTTGTAGAGTGACGGCGCGTCTGCTGTGTGCAGGGTTTAGTATCTGGGTTTGACCAAATGGTGAGATAACGTCATTTGCGATGACGTTGCCGAGACGTTCAAAGTGGTCGATAGCCGCTTGAACATCGCGGTGCACCATTGATGGATCAACTAGATTCTCCAGGAGAGAACCCTTTTGTTGATATGTGAGAAGCAACTGATCGTGGAATCTATAGACCCAGGCTTGGTCGACTGTCACAGCCATACGCTACCCCCATGATAACATGACGTATTCATGTTAGAAAAACGGGGGGCTGCCGCACTGACGCGACCCTCCTGCGCTCTACGTGGCGCTCTCACGATCGCTTTGTAAGACTGGACTCGCGATAGAGTTACCCAGTCCATCACTCATGTACACTTTGCACAACTTCAGAAGGCATGCCTACGATGCGCATGATGTCTTCAGTCTTCTTTCCCTGTCTTTTCAAAATCTTGATTGCTTCCACGATTCGTGGATGTTCTACACTAACACCTTGATACTCTTGGGATTCTACCGTGCTACTCACTTGTGTGTTCCTTTGATTGTTCCCTTGTTCTGACTCGCATAGAAGACTTGCTTCCCCTTCTTCTGACCGTACTCCTCGACCATCGCCCGTAGAATCGATTTGCCCTTCTTCGTCAACGGCATAGTATTTTCTCTGTCTCATGTTAGCACAGTCTGACCCGTACCGTAGGCTTTCTTGTATAGATTATCAATGTATTCAAGCGTAGCTTTGTCACGCTGCCAATATAGTTTGTTGCGAGCGTTGTTTGGGTTACTCATGATGTCGGCAACCTCCTTACGAACTTCGTCGCCTGTCGTACCACCAGCACCTGCGCTTGGAATTAACCCAGCTAACACACTTGAGTCTTGCTCTGCAAGCGGTGCTAGGCGCATCAAAACAGACAAAAACGTCGGATGATCACCCACGCCGGTTTGTTCAAAAAAGTTTACCTCTTCAGGAGTCTTGAAGATCGCAGAAATTAGACGTTTTGCACCTTCACGTCGCACATCAAACTTATCGCCAAACTCTTTCTTTAGGGCGACCATGCCCGCGTCATGGGAAGTCTTCAGACTAGCATTCTGACCTTGAAGTGCTTCCACGTGAAGAGCCATCAACTCCGGGACAATTGCCTTGGGAACGCCATGCTTGTGTAACACTGTTGCATAGCGACGAGCACGATCTTCGTCCCACATAAGACCGTCTGGTGCATCGGAAGGCTTTGTGATGCCATACTCCTCTGGAGTAGCCGGCGGCGCAGTCAGAATGCCAGCCTTGTATAGCTTTGGCAAGTGTTCTTTACGCCACGTGTCAGAGTCTCCCTTTATGGGAATGCGCGCACCCACTTCACGATGTGCGTCGTATGCGCTCCGTGCGAATGCTTGGAAGTCTTTTGCCTCCCTGACAAAGGAAGTCTCACGTAGCGGCATCTGCCGACCTTCGTGTTCCACAGTAAAAGTATCGGGAAGCTGTGCTAGAAGCGCATCATCTAATGGCATTGTCGTCCTCCAGTGTTTGCACGAGCACATGATACTTCTCAGGATGCTCACCCATGTCTATGTTCTCTAGTATTTCTTGCACGACGGTGCGTCGTGCATTATGAACCAGCGCCTCGTTTGGATCTTTGCCTTCGTAAACTCTAAAATAGATCCTATCTAGCAAGTGCTGAAGAACACGTACACCATGCTCGTTACTAAATGCAGCATGATATGCGTGCACAAGAGTTGGATCACCAAGAGGTGCCGATGCCCATTTATTTTTAAGCCATACAAAAAGTCGCGTAGTCATCGCGTGGGTCGCCCTTGTGCGCCACCTTGGAGTGCTTGCAAAGCAGGCGCAGCCTTGCCAGCAGCACCAGCAACTTGTTCAACCTGTGCCAGCATATTCTCACGCTCGTCCTGTTCTTGTCGTGCTTGTCGCAAGGCCGCGATCTCACGATCATTTCGTGTCCACTTTGCAGGCACGCCGCGTATATCAATAATGCCCGTGGCCGCTTTGTCGGGGTCGAAACGATCAAAAATCTGTGGAAATACTTGACCCAGTGGCGCAAGATCATTTAAGGCAAGGGCAAGTGCTTCGGCGTCGCCAGCACGTTGAGCTTTGGCGATAGGATTCTGAAACTCTATGTCAATCTGCCCGTCCGTGATAAACACTTCAGGCGGAGGCGGGCTAAAAGCTCCCGTCGCGAATTGCAGGTCAAAGGTCACGTCGATGATGCGATGTAGGTATTCCCATTCTAGTCTGCCATAAACTGGACCAAGTAGCCTGAATAGTAATTCTATTTTCTTGGCAAACTCAAAAGCTGTCATCTCGGACTTCTCAACTTGTAGCAACTGACGAATCGCATCTACGTAGAAGATTTCTCTAATAGACCTACGAAGTTCCTCTTCCTTCAGATGACTAACCTCGGGACGACTTCCTGTCTCGAAGGGCATGATCGTGTCGCGAATGGGCATACCATGAGTATTTATAGAAGTCGGACCAGCAGGAACTAGACGCAACGATCCTATGACGGAGTCACTTCGTACGAGAATGGGGGGACGAATTTTGAGCGCCCAATCCTCAAGACCCATTCTCTTTGCGGTGTTCAAAGTGTACGTATCGGGAAAAGCAATATCACCACGTCCACGACCGTAAACTTCACCAGGCGTCTTATGGTAACGCGGCACGGCGGCCGGGAAGGTGTTGTAACCGCTTTCTAATACTAAATGCTTGGCATCTAACTCAACCCAGCAAGAGGCCCACGGCGCGGCGAGAGCGCCTGCGCCTTGATCGCTACGTGCTCGCGGATAGATCGCGTGAACAAACTTGAAGAGTTTATCGCTCTTGCCTTCACGCAAACTTGCTTGTATGCTCTCAGAAAGCGCACCAGGACGCTCCCCCCATTGCTCGTTTGCAATACGTGCCGTCAACTCAAATTCTCGATAGACTGTATCCACCAAACCGTCAGCACCTTCCTCAATGCAAAATCGACCAGTCTTCTCTGCATGAAAATAGAAGCCGCGAAAACCTTCTATGACACGATTGATCGGCTGAGGAGATTCTTCTACTAATAGAAATCCCGTGCCGAAGCCCGCATAGTCAATTAATGCTTCGGGACCTTCAGCGTAGAACAGTGAAGCACTCAACCTTTTCAATGTACGATCGCGACATTCTTCGAGCCACTCTCTGACTTCGTCTGACATACCTATTTCGTCACGCATTCGATAGCCAAACCATTGCTGGCTTGGATTGATGATGTGTCCAGCAATAAACAATGCCATCGTCTCAGCAGCAAGCATGGTCGTGCTATCATAAACATTTCTGCTCTGTTTGTCGCCTGGCGTCCACTTCGTGATAATGCCCATACGTGAGGGTGATATAAATGGTGCCATAGCTTCCCAACGCGCGTCAAAGTTGTAGCGTTGCTCTTTCAAGCGTTGGTAACGTTTGATAATATCGGGGCCGTTAGCTGGCATCTTGATCCAAATAAAGTTCCATTGTTAAGGTTTACTTCCTGCTGTTAAGAAAGAGTCCTACGGCAAGACCGGCGATAAACGCAAGAATCACAAAGACCCCAGCTATAATGCCTTCAATCATAATATATCACGGCTCCTCCATGCTTCATGACCCAAATGTCTCTTTGAGCGCAGGCTGACCTTCGGTTATAGAACCAAGAATAGTTGATCGAAACCCGCGAGCAAGTTTTCGACGACGTGCAGCCTCCGCTGAAGCTTCTTGCACGGCTTTGTCTTCCTCTGTAGGCGGTGGCGGTGGAGGCGGTGGAGTTTTGACACGACCACCACCGAAGTATCGTGCGAATCGTGGACGACCAGTAAGCTCGTCTACCATGGACGCATAACCTCTGGCATGCGGGGGTCAAACTCGCTCTCCACTTTGATATCTAAACCGGCACCAGGTACAAACTGCATAGGACCAAAACCGGCCACCGCACCATAGCGAAGCGCATCCGCGCCGTGTGAGTATTCGTCATGTCGAGGCTCACGTCCGTATGATTTAAGATCTTCTTTCCAGGGCCGTGAGTATTTCTCTAAACATTCAATACCGCGAGTCGTCTTCAATTCATCAAACATAAAACGCGAAAAGTGCTGACGCACTTCATCTATTCCCGCTTGAACAGGCATGCTACGTGCAATTTCAATACCACGAAAGCCGACACTCGAGAAGTAGTCTTCGGCTGACCACCTCGCGTCATGCGGCAGAATCATACGTCCATACATGTATGGCTTTTGCTCACGCAACACGCGCGCATAATGTTGCGCTTGTTTCAGTGTGTCTTCATGATAGTCTATCAGTAATATTTGCTGACCAACAAGTTGGTAGAACCAGATAGCGGTAGCATCAGAAGTACCAATGTCCCAACAGGTTCCAACCGGCAGATTAACAGTATAGGGAACACGCTTAATGCGTTCGTCGCGACGTGCCTCCAGCATAAGGTCGCCATAGATGGTACCATGAAGGAATCCTTCAAATGAACAATAATATTCTTGTTGAATAAACTCTTCACGCTGACCTTGCCGACGCAACGCATTGATCTCATCAATAGCGATTACGGGCGCGCCACTCTCGCCCTTCGCATCCCGGCGCGTCTCGTCAATTGTTAGTTTCTGACAGAACCATGCGGGGTCTGTGCGAGCAAAATTGTATAGATCGAATCCATGATTGCGCCCATTTGGAGTATAGACGAAAGCCGCCCAACCACCGTTCTCTGCAAGGACTGGCGATAACGTATCCCACGCGGACGGCAACATATGCGCGTACTCACTAAATACGATACCGACAGGATTAGGTCCACGAAGTCTGTTGACAGCCTCCTGACTATCTGCTCCCATTATCTGCCAAATGCTGCCATTAATCAACTTGATTTGCATCTCAGTCTCGTTCTTACCGTTTGGAGCAATAAGTTCAGGTGGGAACATATTTATCATAGGCATAGCGCGCGTAACACCGTCAACAGTTTCTTTTATAATGTTATCCCAAAGATCGCGCCGACCTTGGTTTAAGGATGGAAACACATGAAAGTATGTTCCAATTGTTTCTAGCATTGACAATAGCGTTATGTTAAGCCAGTTACGATCCTTGCCCGCACGCCTATGCAGCAACTCACAAAATCTCTTGCAGCCTGCACGCTTCGCGTGCAAAGGACACAACTGATAACTTCGCATACGAAAGTGGTCACGCGTGGGCATTTTTGTTTAGTCCGCGCGTATGTAACAATACAACCACTTCAGTTACAAGAGTCAAACCACAAGAGCACCGAACAGTTGTAACTAGAGGTGACGTACTCTCAATAGTAGACGGGCCAGGGTAGTGCTCCAGATGTTCGACGCGCCAGCTTTCAACAATAGCACGCTGACTAGAGACTACCTCGTCTATCAAATCTTCAATCTGCTTCTTCATCTAGCACCAACTTCCAAACTTCGTCAGGTACGCGCGACCGCGCCCCGCGGGGTGTCACAGTTGGAAGGGCGGGCGCTTCGACAAGCGCTTCAGCTGCTGAAGCTTCAGTGGGAAGCTCTGGCGCTAAAGTGTTGGGATGCTCGGCTTGACTAGAGAGCTCGACTTGACTATTTACGATAAGACGTACAACACCCGTGTGCGGGTCTACTTCAAGCGCGACTGTGGGCATGCCCACGAACGCTTCGCGTTCACGCGAATACAGACCAGCAAGTGAGTAAATCTGATCGGCAGCGGTTAACTGAACGCCATAGTTAGGTACGTCCACTTGCTGCATGACTCGACCACGATACGCGAAAAACTTTGTCTCTTGGCCATGCAACGCCGCGGCAGTCGTTTTTAGTGCTTCGTTGACTAGTTCTCGTGGAATGAGAATCCCACGAAGCATCTCGTGACGAACGCGTTCAACACTCAGCGCGAGGGGTTTGTCACTATTATTCAACTGACTTCACCTCCAGTAACATGCCATACCTTGTCGGGCGCGCCGTGCCCATGCTCTTAAGACCTGCCCTTCTACTGTTACCACTACGCTTAATGACTAGATTACGTACAATCAAGCACTCGTGCTCTGTAAGCATACGTATAGGACTAGATCGACCGAATTCGGCATGTGCGGTATGATAGCAAGGTGGATTGAATAATTCGGGACGCCGCGATAGAATGTGTTCTAGCGCATATGTGCTAATTGGGATTAGTTCACTGGCAACAGCTAAACTATACATAGGTTCAATTGCCACGGGCCGTCTCCGTTAGGTGGCCACGAGCCACCTCCGCAAGTGCAAGGGGAGAACGTAGAATGACAAGTACGGCACCTAGCGGGATACCAGTCTTCGCAGCAATTACCTCCGGCGGGGCGCCCGCACGTGCAAGCTCTAGAAGATAGTGATGGGCGCCGCGCATGCCCATAGCATAGCGCCGCCTGCGGCGGCATGTCAAGAAGAAAATGCGGCGGCCGTAGGCCCCGCAGGCCCTCTAGGCATGCCTATTATCGCATCCTTAAGCAAGGCCCGCGAGGGCCCGGGGCGGCGCCGGAAAGTGAAATTTCTAAAAAATTAGAAAATGCACGTGTTGGGGACCGCATTTCCCATGCCAAGTCGGCGCGAAAGCCCCTGCCGGGGGTGCCAATTTTGTCAATAAAATCAAATATTTACACGTGGCGCGGCGCGGCATTTGCCGCACTGCGGCATGGCATGGTCTTTGTCAACGCAAGATGCATGCCAGAAAATCGCACATGTAATCGCAGGCTTGCGCGCGCTGGCGCGCAGTGACGTTTTTTGTCATAATGCGGCGCGCTAAGGTGAAATGTCCCGCCATTTGGCGCCCACGGGGGGCATGCCTCGGGCATGCTGCCCGACAAGCAAGAATCGCGCCAAGTGTAAGTTATTGATTCTATTGGACTGGCGCTGGCGTACGTGCCTGGACCTAAAATTGCTACACTTAAAAGATATGGAAGATCAAATGTGCGGGGGAGGAGGGAGAGGGGAACATGATGGAAAGCAAGAAATACACGTCCGAACGAGCTATCACGGCTAGCCAAGAGGTTGAGTCAGAAAGATTGGGACCGGCTCTTCCCGCCTAGGGAAAGCCTACGCGAACCCTTCGACGCCACCGGATACACGGGCAGCGCGAGTGAGGATTAGAGGACACAGCGAAAAGGAAAGGTGGTGAGAAAACGCACCAGACTCGGGCAACAAGAAGAGTAACCCTTAAACAGCGAAACGGAGGGAAGAAGAAAATGGCCGAACGGAAGGTAACTTCGGTACAAGGATTGCTTGCAACATTCGAGATCAGCCTCAATGATCGAGGCGTCACGAAGAAAGCGACGTTCACGGCCTGCAAGGACGCCGCGTCCTTCAAGCCGTACGTCGCAGGCCTCGCGGATGGCCCCGGCGTCGGCGGCAAGCCGTCGCCACTCGATAACGTGTACGGTCTCTACATCGCGATGGCCGATCTGAAGGCCCGCGCGCAAGAGCGCGTCGTTATCGCGAGTGAGAGCACGATCATCAAACGGGATGGCCGCGAGATCGACCTGCTCAAACTGAGCAACGAGAAGGCTGTCGGCGCCGTCAACATGGCGTACGGGCTGGCTTTCATGACTGGCACGGATGCCCCGGCGGCGTTCATTGCCACGATGCGCAAACTGGTAGAGAGCGGCCGCGCCCTTGCGAGCGAGCCGCGGAAGAACGACAAGGGCGAGCTGTTGGGACCGCTCATCCTCAGCGTCAAGAAGTAGCTTGCCCTAACAGGCAGGACGTGGGACGCGCATACGATAGCACGCGTTAGAAAGGATCTTAGTGAAGTACCAGACGCAAGGCAAATTAGAATGCTACCCCACCACCTTGGCCATGCTAGCAGGAGTCCCAAAGGCTGAGGTAATCGCGGCGGGGTTGGCCATTGCCAAACTCCCGGCTAGCACGCCATGGGAGCAATTTATTCTGACGCAGCCTCTGGAGGTACTACATACTCTCCAAATACGATACGTGCCTAATCTTCAACTTCCGCTTGCAACACTCTGTCGCTGGGGCAGCGTCCTGCCCGGCGCTGTGCTCCCAAGTCACGGGCGTGGCGCGATACTCGTATCATATTGTGGCAAAACACGGCATATCATGCCTTACGAGGATGGCCGAGTGCTTGACCCTGCTGGTCCGGGGACCTACGAAACCTTGGATGCGTTACTCACGCGCTATGGTGTGGGTTGGTACGTCGAATCTATCCATCCAGAAATCGCGGCCTCGGAGGCCCTCGTGGCCCCGGAGGCCCAGTGAACCGTTTGTGGCGCCGACTTGGCATGATTCTGGCGGGAAAATGCTAGCTAGCTAGGCCCTTTTCCGCTAGGCCCCTACCCTCTGCCAGGCTTCTAGCTAGCTAGGAGAGAGAGAGAGAGAGAGAGAGAGAGAGAGAGAGAGAGAGAGAGAGAGAGAGAGAGAGAGAGAGAGAGAGAGAGCGCGCTAGCGAGCACAGCAAGATTCATGCCAGAAAAAGGTGCGAAAAGGGAATCATGACTTACGACAATTGGCGCACATCGGGCCTGCAAGAAGAAGCTTTTGGGCAAGTCCTGTCGGCAGTCTCGGCCGTGGGTGCGTGATGCTCTCAGCCGGCTGCGCGCGCCTACGTTAAAGAGACGTATGTCGGCGTCGGGGAGAGTGAAGATGTAACGCACGAAAAAGTGTTAAGTTGGTTTGATCGCGCAAGCATGTTCGCACGCCAGAAAAAGGTCGTCAGCCGTGGAGGAGAACAGTGATGATGACTCGCGATAGCCTAGACCTACTTGTCAATGCCCGGACCTATGTCAGTCACGGGCCATGTGCGGGAGCGCGCGCTCGGGACGCTCACGGAAAGCCAGTCTCGTGTTTTTCGCTGGAGGCTGTGTATTTTTGCGCTCAGGGTGCCCTTGACCGTGCTGCGTACGATGCGTCCCTGGCTGTTGATTCAACCGGCTACCGTGAAGCACAGTTTGCACTCGCACAGGTCCGACTAGCATCAGCCATATGGATGGACGCGCCCACCGACGAACAAATGGCAACATCTCTGGTGATCGACAGCGCCGCCACGACTCATGACGAAGTCATGGACTGGTTCAACCGAGCGATCACATGGACTCTAGACGCGCTAGCGCGGGATGCGTCAGATCGAGAGGCCGACAGTCGCATCGCCCGTGAGCGCGAGCAGTGGGAGGATGTAACATGAACTGGCTAGAGCACTTGGACCTGGAAGAAATGCGTATTCGGTCTTCCCCACAGGCGGGATAGGCAATGAATTGGTTAGAACGACTAGACGACGAACTGACCCCAATCCGAGATTACTATAAAGATGCGGACGACTGGTACTTGTGCGCGGTCAATGAGATGCGCGAGAAGTACCCAGATGTTGTATTGTATGGTCACTATAGTCATCGGACACGGGTCGAACCCGCCGACCGCGTTCTGATAGTGCTAGGACGCCAGTTTTGCGATGCTGTAAATAACGACGACCGACACGTGGCGAGAGCTATCTACTACGAGATTAAAGACCGCGTGGCTACGCTACGGACGCTGAAAACGTCGGAGGGCTCGGAGTGAATGGTGCGATGGACAAATATCAACGCCTAGCTACAATCACGACACTCATGTCCATGGGACACGTATGTGTCGTTTGCGCAACCGCGACGGACGTCGCAAAAGACATGCTATTGACAAAACTCGATAGTCTGCAACCCTATAGATTGTCGAATCTTGGCTTACGGCACATAACATGCCGTGCGCCACGTCCACACGAGTCTTCATTAGAACATCTTGTAGAGTGCATGATTCTGTCGAAGTACAAAGTATGTCAACTATGTAAACAGTCGTGGGTTGGATATGAACTAGATGCGCTTACGGTTGTGACCATAAAGAGCATGGAGCATGTGGTACACACTACATGTAGTAGGGTATAGTCAAATACATACTACATATAGTATACTACATATAGTGGTCGCGCAAGCGCGCGCCCCTATATTTAGGGGTTGACAAGGCGTTTTAGCCATGATAGGCTTTATAGGAGGATAGTAGAACATGACTAGTACCTCCGACGCCGAAATACAAGCTCGCACAAAAACCGCTTTTTGGAGTCAAGAAGTTGTGCGTCTTAGATCTCAACTAAACGAGGCCGAAGAACAACTACGTCAGGCATGGAAACAAGTTCCGTACGACCCAGAAATACTGAAAAAACCCTACGAGTCTGACATCGCTGTTAGTTGCTACGAGTGCGGTCGGCTCACAAAATGGCGCACAGGTAAAGGCGGCGCACATTGTCAGCCTCTTTGTCCCACAGCACGCGGTCCGGCGCGGCCGCGAATCGCACAAGAAATATGGGACTTTATCACCGCCACCACTACTGAGAGTCTAGACGATGATTAGCGCCGCCGCACCTTACGCACCACCTAACGAAGCGTACCTACCCTTCCAACTTGGTGGTATTCAAGAAATACTCCTACGTCCGCACGTTTTGCTAGCCGATGAAATGGGACTTGGCAAGACCATTGAAATTATAGGTTATCTAAACCTAACACGACCAAAGACCGTGCTAGTTGTCTGCCCCAATAACTTGCGTTTAAACTGGTTATCTGAGATAGACAAATGGCTGGAACCCACGCTACGTGCAACGTATGACATTGAACAATGCACCACAGGCTTGCTCATACCCACTAATTTTGTTCTAGCAAGCTACGAAGGTCTGACAAGGTGGGCTCTTGTCCTTGCGACCACGCGCTGGGACGTATTCGTCTTAGACGAAGCACACTACATCAAAAACAGTTCAACAAAGCGTGCACGGGCCGTTTTTCAGTTCCGCAACGCCGGCAAAAAAATACTTGCCACCGGCACGCCCATTTGTAATTATCCATACGAACTTTTCCCGTTGATTAACTTTCTCGACCAAGAACAATGGCCGTCAGTATCGGCATTCCAAAGACGTTACTGTCCGTATGCTAACAAGTATGGCTACCACCTAGGAGAACTACAACAGTTCTTGCGTGAGGGAACATTTGTCAAGAAAGTAATAACGCAAAAGTCAGTCCGAGCAGTCAAGACCACCAGCAACCTACCCAGTTCCTACACCTGTGCAACGTGTTCTGTAATTGTTGACTACGAAAATGACGCTATCGTGCACGTCGAGCAGACAGGTCACGAAGTCACCATGAAGCGTGTGATGCAAGAAAAAATCGTTGCAGTCGAAAGTGAACCGATCAACGTTACTACGACCGAACGTGCCATAGGTCTTATGATCCGACGCTTAAAGAAGGAAGTTCTTCCAGAACTTCCGCGTAAGCGTCGGCAGATAATCGAACTACCTGCCGAAGGTGAACTGCTAGGACTAGTTGAAAAAGAAAACGCTCTGTGGCAACAGCAGTACGAAATGGTCAAGCAACTTGAAATGGCTCTTGAACTTGAAAGTAAGACTGACGATGATTTTGCAGCCATGATAGAAAGTATGAAATTCAATCGTCAGTATTTCTTCCAAGAGATTGCCCTTATTCGTCACGCACTTGCCGTCGCAAAGGTGCCATACGTCTGTGAGCATATTGAAGACTTGCTTGAATCAAAAGATAAGCTTGTCTGTTTCGTCCATCACAATGACGTCGCCGAGGCGATCTTTGATCGCTTTCGCGACCGTGCTGTGCTTGTCTATGGTCCCAGCACCATGCCTGACCGACAGGAGGCGGTCCAGCGATTTTGGACTGACGAAAAGTGTGAACTATTCATTGGTTCACTCAAGGTGACGGGTTTGGGAATCAATCTACAGGTTGCATCAAACATTGTATTTGCGGAACTTGACTGGGTTCCAGGGGTGATAACACAAGCTGAAGATCGCTGCCACAGGATAGGTCAAGACAAGTCCTTGCTCGTGCAACACCTTGTCGCACAGAATAGCATGGACAGCAACATGGCCAAACGTATTGTCGCTAAGCAAAAGAGCATACAAAAGGCTCTGAACCGGCAGGAGTCTGGCACATGACAGAATACGACGACCAGAGTTTCGAGTGGCTACTGGAGATGCTAGAATTCCGCCAAGTCATGGTGGAGGCTCCACCTAAGGGCAACGTAGAGACGGAAAAGGAGACTAACATGAAAATCTACCAAACATCAGACGGCGAGCTAATTCACGAAACCTGTTTCGATAACATGTCTGTTCAGCCTGAAGCGTTCCATCTAGTCGAATCTGTAGAGGCCGACGACCGTTGCTCGGCATGTGGGGGATTCTTTGAGTCCGAGGACGAGTCCGCGGACGAAGTCGAGGGGATTTGACGTGTGGAGCCATTCACGCCTGAAAATTGGACGCCAATGCTCAAAGTCCGGAAGCGTCCTATTCACGCTACCGTCATGAAGAAGTGCTACCTTGGCGATGGGGTCTATGTGGAGGTTGTTGACGGTTTCAGCCTTCGGTTGACCACAGAAAACGGGGCTGAAACCACGAACACAATCTGGCTGGAGCCAGATACGTACGAGGCCTTGACGGCCTTCGTGAAGGAGATACCTGATGAACATGCAGGAGCGGGCCTGCCACAGATTGAAGCGGCGTTGAGGCGACTGGCAGGCTTACCTGCCTTCGTTGATGTTTCCAGCATAAGCGTCGGCGACGGGCTCATACTGAGCCTGAGTAACCCCGAGTCCGCGCTCCCTCGGCAAATCGCAAGCGGATTCGGCGTGATACTTCGGAAGGAAGCCGCGTTATCTGGGGAGCATCTCGTGGTAAGGGGAACCATCGACGGTGTGGCTTTGGCAATCTACAAATACCGCCCGGCTGCCTGCCGCGTCGAGTATGAAGAAGTTAGTACTGTCAAACTCGTGGCCCGGATCACCTGTGCTCCTGAGCGTGCTCAAGAGGCGCTCCGTCAATGCGAAAAGAGGCAAGGATGAGTGAACAGGAGAACGACAAGTTTTTCAAGATCATCGAACCGGTTGTAAAGATAAAGACAACGAGCGGAAGGATTCTTGAGGGTAAGGTCATGGCTCACTTTAAGAACAAGGAGTTGGGCCATTGTCTTCTCATCACCCACGTCAAACCGCGAAAGCCCGAGTTTTAAGCGCAGGCCCGGTACGAAAGGAGAGACGTCCCATGAGTGAGTGGGGTAAGCGACTTGACGACCTAGAGACGCCGATCGAATACTACAGAGTGGACGCCAAAAACTGGGATCGCTGTGTGGTCGGCGAAGCACGAGATGAGTACCCGGATGTTATACTATACGACACCACCAATTCTCACCCGACTGATACGGTCCTATACTCGCTTGGGATACAATTCTACTGGGCGGTGCAGGATTGTGATCGGAGCTTGGCGTGCACCATCTACCACCTGATCCAGAAACGGGTCAGGCTGTTATGCGATGCTTATGCATGCATGCATAAACGCCTAGGGTTCGCGCAATGCTAAAACTATGCGCCACCACGATCCTACGCTACACGTCAGCAAGCGGCACACCTTGGGTCGCCACTCGTCTAGAAGTCGGTTGGTCTGACGGACAGTGGTCAAACCTAGGCTTGTCCCATCTTGAAGAATCCGATTGGAGTCTGCTAGTTAAGTTGCTTGCATTGGGTGCGCGCCGCGCAGACGTTGAGTTTACACATGTGGAGTACGTCGTCAAACCACAAACCGGCGAAATACCAACCAGATCTTGGAGTTGACATAATGCAGAGTAAAGCAAAGGACCGTAATATTCTCATAAGAGAGTTGCCAGTCGATACCGACTATATTCTGAACGTGCTTGCTGTGCAGCGTGGCGTCCATAAGTGGCAAGTCATTAGAGACGCACTCATTACGTACGCGGACGAAAATCGTCTACAAGCGGCGACAACTTCGAACCTAAGACGTCTTCTCGGCCCAAGGTTGCAGGACAACAAGGAGAAGAAAGTTTGAGTGAAAAAGCTATCACCGACATGACCGATGACGAGATCCTTGCCGAGATTCAAACTCTGCGTGAACGGCGCGCTCAAGCACGTGAACGGCGCGTACAGTCGAAGGCTTCAGCGGCTGAAGGCCCCGTCGGCAGCCGAAAGCGTGTAGAGGAAATTAGCGCCGAACTATCGAAATTACTTGGAGACCTTGAGGAGACATAATAGAATGAAAACATGTCCGAAGTGTGGTAGGTATCTACCTAATTTTGACTTCTACTGTCACAAGGATGGGACCCTACTAGTTGCATGGCCGACTTGTCCTAAGTGCGGCGCTGAAGTCCTGCCTGGCCATGGCCTGTTTTGTCCGCAGTGTGGCGCCAAAGTCGAATCCGAAGTCGAGTCCGAGTCCGAATGAATGCAATCTTCGTAGATCACAGCATTCTGTCTACATTTGCATGCTGTCACGAAAAAGCACGTCTTGCGTATGTTGAACACTTAAAACCTGAACTTGAAGGCCCTCCTCTCGTCTTTGGTAGCGCATTTCATGCGGCTGTCGCCGCATATTACAATCATCGTGCATCGACAAACTATGCCCGTCAGGCCATAGACGTGGCGCGCAAGGAGGCTCGTCACGCTTTTCTAGACGCAGTTCGTAGCGCGGGCGCCGATGCTCTTCCACTGTCAGCAGATAGCGACGAGAAACGCTCTGTCGAACGTGGTCTTTATCTTGTTGATGCTTACATTACAAAGTGGCAGGAATTTGATATAAACTGGGTGGACGTATTCCGTCCGGACACTGGCGCGCCATACATTGAGATTGGCTTTGCAGTCTATTTCATGGAATGGCGTGGTAAGCCTGTTGTGCTTGTTGGAAAGATTGATCGCATCCGCCGCAATCGTGTCGATGACAGACTATACAATTGGGAAACTAAGACAACAGGCAGCAACGTTACACATTTTGCACAAAGTCGTCGTCCTAATCACCAACTAACAGGCTATGCTTGGGCCTGTCGCGAGCTTTTGCACTTAGATATTGCTGGCACCATACTAGACGTAATCTACGTCAGCGATCGTAAGATTGGCGGCAAGTTCCCAAACGGCATCGACATAGAAAAAGACTTCGGCCGTTTCGAGACACGACGTAGCCCAACAGACATTGACGAATTTTTGTATGACCTTAAACTCGTAACAGAGTCCTTTCTGAGGCTTCGAGATGAAAAACAGCGACGTTGGCACCGCAACGCCCCAGCGGCATGTGGCATGTATGGAGGCTGCCACTTTCGAGAGATTTGTGAGTCTAACTTGAACTCCGTAGTGATAAAATCAAAATACAAGATTGAGAGGTGGGAACCTTGGAAAGGTCTAAGCATGAAGTCACTCAGTATTCCACCAGACTAGGCGCGTTTGAAATTCCAAGCACTGAGCTTGCACTTCACTTCTACAGGAGAAAGCAATGGCCACAGTCGCACTCATGGGACCACCCGGTAGTGGCAAGACCACGATGGCATGCCTCACAGCACCCCCACCTGTTCATGTGGTTGACATTGATCGCAAGGTGCGTAGCATGGCCTCTCTACAGAAAACTTTGCGCGATGGAACGCTCACGTGTCACGAAATCGGCGAAACGCTGACTGAAGATTCTCTAGCTAAAAGATTGGAAGCCCTGGTGAAAGACGAAAAGCTAACGCGGCCGCCGCGTGGCTGGACAAACTTTGCTAATTATTGTGCTGGACTAGAGTCTGACGAACAAGCACGCAAGGCACGAACTATCGTCATTGATAGTTATACACAGCTTGCACTTCACATGCGCGCGCACATTCAGTACCTCCGAGGAAAAAGCAAGTTTATGTGGGATGACTGGTCCACATGGAAAACTATGTGGACAGAAGTTACGACCATTTTGGTGGACTATGCTCTCGCAAACAACAAACATCTGGTAATCACTCTACACGAACGCGTAAGCGAGAAGCCTGGTCAGCAGACTGGCAAGGTCATGGTCAGAACCAGTGATAAGGGTGAGAAGTCTAGAGAATACCTCGGTACGATGGATGTCCGGATTGCTGGTAGCATTGAAGGTGCTTTTGGTCTTGAATTTGGTTCCTACTTCACAGACGTGTACGGTCTGCACGTTATCGCAGAACACGGCAAGCCGCCTAAATGGTTATGCCGCGTTCAACCAGACAACCAACGTGATCTTCGTTGCTCCTTTGCAGTTAAGGAACTGGAGTACGCACCTAGATTTTTTGACATTTGGGGACTTGAGTGGAACTAATGCCGTGCATAGAACGGAGGTGGAAAAAACGTAAGGCCATGTCCCGAAAAACACCAGTCTATAAACAGAAAGGAAAATGAAATGCCACGAATTCCTGTAGACATCGCTTCGTTGTCCACTGAGTTTGAACCTCTAGACGAGAGTCTTGTGTACCACGTAGTTTGCAAGTCCTGTGATCTGTCAGATACCACAGACAAGAATGGAAACAACTATCTAAAGAACGTTCGACTGGAGGTGGTTGAACCTGAGGAATGGCGAGGTCGCAACATCTTTATGAACTATATCGGACTACCTGCTGAGGTTCATTCTGGAACTTCTGTGGTCGAAAGACGTGCTGTTGCGGATCAGGCTCGAGGCTTTGCACGTTTCATTGCGGCACTCAAAGTGCCCTTCGACTCTGCGGGTTTCGACACTGAAGACGCAATCGGCTGCGAGGGCGACGTAACGATTCAGATCGAAGAATATCAAGGTCGAAAGAACGCGCGCGTGCGCGACTGGCTTATCTAACCTACGGCGATGTGCTAGGGTCCCTTGGCCCTAGCACATCAGTTAAAGGGACCAACCTTGGACCTACCTCTCGACGACGTAAACTTCGATGACGCTACGCGCATCCGTGAAGACCTCGACGAATCGTCACTAATTGAGTTAATGGAGTCACTAAAAAACGTAGGCCAGATCACGCCTATCGTCGTTACTAGACAAAACGGTCTTATTGCTGGTCGCAGACGTCTTGAAGCCGCACGCCGATTAGGTTGGTCGACTATTCGTGTAGAGTATTTTGAAGACCTATCGCCACTTGACAGGAAGATTGTAGAATTTGACGAGAATGATAAACGGCGACAATTAACATGGCAGGAAAGCGCACGTGCCATAAAAGAGATACACGATCTCAAACGTGCCGCGGAGAAGAACTGGACTGCTAGCGATACGGCGCGCGCTCTTGGATTCAGTTTAGGAAAGGTGTCAGAAGACCTTGCTCTTGGAAGTGTATTAGACAATATACGTGTAACTACGCGCCCTTCACGCCGCGGCGCACTTGAGGCATTTAAAAAAGAACGTGAACTTGTACTCGTGCGTGAGCTTGCGCGACGCCGCGCCTCTAGCATAGGTCTTGACAGCAGTGCGGCAAAGTCAAGCAGCCTGTCAGGCGGCGTTATTTATAATGATGATTGTATAAAGATTCTTACAAACATGCTTGAAGACTCAGTTGACCTCGTCATTATTGACCCGCCGTGGGGCATTGACTTTGACAAAGCAAGTCAGTGGTCGACAGACTGGATTAGCACTTACGATGATCGAGAAGAAACTGTACGTAAAGTTCTCGTAGAAGCGTTTCCACTATTATTTAAAGTTCTTAAACCTGCGGCGCATATTTACTGTTTTTATCCCGTTCAAGAAGTTCAGTGGTGGACTGAACGTATGACCCAAGCAGGATTTAGCATTCGTCATCGTCCATTAATATGGTTCAAACCTAATGCTAACATCACAAACGTGTACACATCATTTTTACCGCGTTACGAGAGCATTCTATGGGGTTACAAGCCTGCAGCGGGCAACGTGCGTCGACTGTTCGCAAATCCCGTACCAGAGGCACAATCATGGCCCACCGAATCAACAACTTGGCATGAAAATAGCAAACCTGTCGAAATGCTGAAAAGATGGATAGAAGCAAGCAGTGAAGTAAATGAAATAGTGTTGGACGCGTTCAGTGGCGGTGGCAGCACACTTGTAGCCGCCTTTAGTGCCGCACGCTACTATATAGGAGTGGAACTAGATGAAGTCAACTACATAAAGAGTGTGACAAGACTGAGACAATTAGAAGAAGGTGCTGCGGAGCCGTCCATCGAAACCTCCGAACCCTTAAATGATGAAAAATAGGATCGTCCCTGCTTCGGGTCCCCGCAACGCGAAAATTGCATTCGTCGGGATGGCTCCTGGTCGTCAAGAGCTTGCCACGGGCGTACCATTTATGGGTGCAGCCGGCGCAATTTTCAATGGCGCCTTACGACAATTAGGAAAGATAAGAAATGAAGTTTATGTCACCAATATACACAACGAATTCTTAGCGCCGGGGACCTCTTTATTCTCACTCCCACAAAGTACGCGGCAAACTAGTATCGACAGATTTAAGCGCGAGATGGAAGTTGTCAGACCACATATCATTGTCACACTTGGAGATGAACCTTTATATTTTATCTGTAACCTTCGAGGTATACAGAAGTGGCGCGGAAGTATTCTTCCATCGACCTTAATTCCCGGACAAAAATGCTTAGCTTCAGTTCACCCCGCCTGGATAGTTCGCGGTATGCACAAGTGGGAACCTGTTATGACACACATAGACTTCAAACGTGCGTTCGAGGAATCCGTTTCGCCAGACATTGTTCTTCCAGAACGCCGCGCAATCACTGGACCATCTATGAATACAGTTATGGACTATATACAGGAGTGCCACCAGCATGATATCATTTCTTTTGACATTGAAGTGTATGGGTACACCGCTACTGGAACAGGCGAAATGGCGTGTATCGGAATTGGATATTCTCCAGATGAAGCCCTTTGCATCCCACTTATCAGGTCAGGCGGAATCCCTTATTGGGGTGTGCGTGAAGAGTCAAGAATATGGCGAGCAATTGCAAACCTTCTACAGGACAGAAACATTAGAAAAGTTGGTCAGAACCTTGCTTTTGAGTGGATTTACTTCTGGCTCCATCGAATTTACCCGACAAATATGTGGATCGACACAATGCTCCTTCACCATACGTTGTACCCTGACTTTGGAGGAACAGAAGATATTTGGGGTCGTCGTCGCTCCTATGACGAACCCGGACATTCCCTAGCTTTCATAAACTCGCAGTACACAAAAAGTCCCTACTATAAAGACGACGGGCGGCGTTGGTCGCCCGGGCTAGGCGATCATGCCTTTTGGCGATACAATGCTATGGATGTTATGGTGACATTAGAGTGCGCCTACAAGTTGAGGGCGGAAGCCGAAGAAGAAAATCTGTGGGACTTCTATGTCGAGTTTCAACAGCGACCGTTCATTCACACCGCACGCGCCGAATGGTTTGGCGTTGCTATAGACACAAACAAGCGCGCCCTTGTGGGCGCGGAACTGGGCGAGCAAATAAGAATGCTTCAAGATCGTATCGATCAGAAGCTAGGTTATTCATTGAATGTTAACTCGCCAAAGCAAATACACAAATTACTTTACGACGAGAAGGGATTTAAAGTAAAGAGGCACAAAGAGACCAAGAGACCTACCGCCGACAAGCACGTTCTACGAACATTTGCAGAGCAAACACAAGACGAAGTGCTATTATGGATTCAAGAGCTAAGAAGCGTGCGCGATCTAAAAAGCGATATCGTCGATCAACCACTAGGAACGGACGAACGAATGCACACCCATTACAAACAGGGGGGAACCGACACGAACCGCTGGTCTTCGACAAAGAGTATTCTCGGGACCGGAACGAACCTGCAAAACATACCTCGCGATGGAGTCGCTCGAACTTTGTTTCTACCCAACTAGACGAGCAGAGCATGGAGTTTCGCTGGGCTTCTGAAACGGGTGCTCACAACCTACCACACCCCGAAGAACTTGAGTATTTGGGCTGGACTCGTATGCGCCGACATCCAATTTGGACGGAAAGTTGGCTCATGTTTCGCAACATAAGTTCAAGTTTCATACGATGAATAAAATCTGGCTTTTTGGTGACTACAGTCAAGCAGAAGTTCGCGTAAGTGCGTGGGCCGGTCCCATCCCATTAATGAAGACGTGGTTCCAAAATGGCGAAGATATTCACATAAATGTGGCAAAAATGATTGGCAAAGTCGTTGAAGAAAATAACATCCCAATGCCAAGAGGCCTATGGCACAGAAAGCCGTGGCAGGAGCTTGACTCGGGTGATCCTGAGCGTGAGGTTTCTAAAAGAACTGTTCACGCAAACACGAATGGTCAGGGTCCCGGACAGTTTGCTATCATTACTGGTCTGCCATTCAAGTACGCAAAAATTGTGCAAGACGTATATCATGCGTTGCTTCCAGAAATAAAGGGAAACTACCACAAATGGATTCGTGACCAGTTACAGGCAACTCGGCAGTTAACCAACCCACTAGGTTGGAAGCGTACGTTTTATGGCATGTACTCAAGCGCACTAGAGCGCGAAGCCTATGCGTGGTATCCACAATCTACGATTGGCCTGTTGACGATACGAACGTTCTGTCACGTTTGTGAAGTGTTCAGAGACAGCGCTGTGAAGTTACAAACACCATCAAACATTCGCGCTATGGGGTACGACGTACAACTTCAGGTTCACGATTCCATTGGGGTCGTCTTACCAAATGATTCAACTATAATAAGGGACGCGGCACGTGCCATATCACGTATTGCTGAATATCCACTTGTGATAAAGGACGAGACGCTAGTCGTACCAATGAACTTCAAGATTGGCCCAAGTTGGGGTGATCTACATAACTATATTCTAGAATAGTCCTTCATGGCTGACCGACAACTTGCAAACTGGCTGGACAGTTATCTAACGTACACAAAGAAGCAAGAAAGTCCAGAAAAGCTACACTTCTGGGTTGGCATGTCCATGCTCTCGGCCGCGCTAAAACGCCAAGTTTGGCTTGATCGCGGATACTATAAGTTATATCCAAACATATATGTATTATTGGTAGCTGAAAGCGCACGCATTCGTAAAAGTGTAGCAATGGACATCGGCATTGAGCTTGTACGCAAGGCAGTACCTGACCTATATTATATAAGTGGAACGATGACGCCAGAGGGACTTATCAAACATACAAACAGAATCAAAATTATATCAAATGAAACAAACAAGCCTATTATACGGTATGATAGTTATATACTGATACATGCCGACGAACTCGCAGAACTATTCGGTTATGACCGACAACGTGCACTAAAGTTAACGATGCTACTGACAAAGATATATGGTGCGCAGAGCGAACACACGCATACACTTGCAACAGAAGGACAGATTCTATTGCGTAATTTGTATCCAGGACTGCTTGCAGCGACTGATCCACGAAATCTAAAAGTTCTGCCTGAGGAGGCAGTCGCAGGTCTTTTCGGTAGAATGATTTTTGTGACAGCACGCGACAAACGTGAGCCAATAGCATGGCCACAACCTGATGATGAAGAGCACGCACTCTACGAACAACTAAAATATGATTTGCACAGTGTTAGCATACTTCAAGGCGAGATAGTGACTACACCAAAAGCACGTGATTTATTTAGTGAATGGTATGTCGATCTGTGTAAGGCTAAGATAGATGACCCTAGACTAGAAGCATTTCACGAACGCTGCCACGATACCGCACTCAAGCTAGCAATGTTGCTTGCAATAGCTACTGGTGATGAACTAGTTCTGACGCACGAACATATGGCACGCGGTATTGATTACATAGAAAGACAAGCGTCAGAGTTTCACAGCGTAATAAACTGGGCTGCGTCATCTATATATGCACAAAATCGCGCCAAATTTATTGATACATTAAGACGACAAGGCGGTGTTGGTATGCGTCGTCAGATGCTAAAGGTGCTAGCACTGCCATTAGAAGATATTCTGACACTAGAAACGTCACTAGAACAAGAAGGTACCCTAGATATACGTATAACTGGAAAGAATATTATCTATAAGTTGTCGAAGGAGGAACTAAAGTGAGTTACGACAAGTTCCTGGGTGCGCTCCCACTTAGCAGAAGATTAAATAACCCACGATTGAGCGCCCGATACTTATTATTTCGATCTCGATACCAGCGACGCCCAAGACGTATGTGCTCATGCCCAGCCAGACGTAAGTCTACATGTAGTCCGGGGTTGTTCCAGTAGGGATAAATACCAATACCTTGCCATGGAAAACGTTCAGCAAACAACCATTGGTCTAGCAATGGCCAACCTACGAAGTGGAAATCAACCGCCAGACCGGCATAGTGCGCACTATTTTTGGCGTGGCCATCAGGCGCCCACGCTTCGTGTATTTTAATAGGTACACCTGCTGTACGCCGCATTTCGTCCAGCATGTCAACCAGATCAAAGTGGACACGTGTAGGGTCTCTTACAAACTCACTAGGTTTGAAGAATTCGATTTTAGACCAGTCAGCGTCATTCACAGCCGTGCCTCCTCATGTTTCGGCATATGACTAGGTACAAGTTCGTCGTCCACGCCACGTACTGACGGCTCATGTGCGGAACAATAGTGCAGTTCTAGTTCAGTCTCATGCACATTTGACTCGTCAAGTTCACAAACTGGGCACCAGAGTCTGTTCATGGTTTTTTATCCTATTTTGGGTTGGCGTGGCTCATCAAAGAGTCTATTCTCTTCTCAATTCTATCAAGTTGTGCCTCTATTCTGTCTAGTCTATTCGGCACACCATACACAATTCCAGTTCTACGTGCCTGCTCTCCACGAACCACTTCAATCTCAGCCTTGGTAGCAAACTGTCCAAAGAATCCAAACGAAGCTATTGTGAATGTTGCCAGAGTTACGAGCAAGCCAATGATCGCGACAATGATGGACTCTCTAAGATTGTTAACCATCACGGCGCCAAACCTGGTGAAGGAAAACGTTGCTGTAGACGACGTGTAGCCTCTGCTTGTCTCTCTATAGGCATTTGCTCGATCATACTTTCGCCGCGCTTCCTTTGAAAGTCTTTTCGTAATGATTCATTTTCCTTAAGAAGCAACAACTCTGCTCTCTTGCGAAAACCATTCCAACGCTGCTGAATCAACTCTCGTCGTGTTACATCACTCTGCCGCTTGTACGTAGCACTTTGCACCAACGCATTCAATGAGTCAGTTAACTTTCCATGTGCATCTCGCACAACCTGCGCCATCAAAACTTCGAGTCTGTCTAATTCTTCTGTATTGAGTCGCACACCAGGTGCCGTAGGTCTATCTTGTAGACCTATATCTGCCGATTGCGGCTGACCAATCCAGTCTGGCAGGGGCTCAAGACCCGCGCCGTTTAGACGTTTTATCTCACTTGCCCAAGGCGCAAGCTGTGCTGGTTTTGTGGTGAATGGATTAAATGGCCAACTATCATTAATCATTTTGTCGGCAGTAAACATATTGCGTTTCACTTTCAGGTATGGCGGCGCGCCGAAGGCGCCACCGCGCGCGCCAAATCCTTTTCTATATTCGTCAAACAACGCTTGAAGTTCCCGACGTACCGGTGCAGACGGACTCTTGTCTTCATCAAACGCTCCGGTCAACATGACTCGTCTTTGTTCCTGTCCAGTGAGCGTCTGTTTTGCGACAGCAGGAATAAAAACGGTTAGCCGTCGCCGTATGAATTCCAAGGACTTTTCCCACTGACTATCTGTACGGCCCATTTTAATAACATCCGCGAGTTCTGAAAGTGCCTCAGTGAAGGCTTGTATGCTAAGATCGTTCAACTCGACCAAAATTGTAGTCAAGAACAGACGCACAGCATCTACCTCTGGTAGCTGACCCATAGCATACGCAAGATCGGCACCCATTGAAACAAAATATGTTAGCGGCTCCATTCCAGCATAGGAACGATGCTTACTAGCAAGCGGGTCCCAAAAAGATAATGGCGGCCGCCCTGCGTGTTCCATCGCTATAGCTTCTTCACGTGAGCTAGGCATTCTACCTGTTATATAACCTTGCATTGCTAGCGCCATAAAACTACCAATCATAATAGCGCCAGAGGCTATTCGTGCTTGTGCGACAGACGCCGACGAGCCACCAAGTTTTAACTCGCGATAAAAATTCGCAGCCAAGAAATTGATGCCGAGTGTGTACTCAGCACCAACCTCTAGTATACGCACGGGTGTACGCACAAAGGGTAGAAACATCATTCTATATAATAAATTAGCCCACGGATTAGTCGGCCCGGCCTGCGCTAATTTTAGGAGTGAATTTTCCAGTTGCCGTGTAAATGTCTGGTGGTCTCTAAACTGTTTGATCCGTACAAGCGCTTCTGGTGGAAGTTGACTATAGTCAGTGACCAACTCAGACACACGACTCCAATATGCGTCACCCTTCAAATTCTCAATACGTGCAGCATGTTGCATGGACTCCCACTGAATTGCCATGCGCATGTTTATGGCTTTGAATATGCCATCTGTACGTTGCATTATTCCTGGACCAAAGTGTGCGGCACTAGCCATATAGTCAAAGCCCTTTGCTAGCATAGGCGCACCAGACTCACGACTAATGTCGGCGAGTGCCTCGAAGCCTCGTGGCTGAAATTCTACATGCGTTGCACCCATTCTTTGCGCCTGTTCGCCAAGTGCCTGCCAGCTTCGTAGCATACGGACTTGTTCGATGGCAGCTTCCCAAAAAGCGACGGCACCCATGACACCTTCGCTCATTGCTGGCGCCGTTGGGTCCCAAAACTTTAGACTAGCTAAACTTCTATCTAATATAGCAATAGGTACCATTGGCATGCTACCTGCTGCGTTTTTGACGATAGCTGGCCCTAACAACATGCTACCATACATGGTCTCGGTGAGTGCTTCGGGTATTGCAAAGTTGATACGTGCTGCTAGACCAACCTTCTCGATAGCACCAAGCTTGCTAAGCGCCATGGCCATATCCTTTTCACTTATCATGGGGTCCCACTCTTTTGCTAGTTTGCTAATCTGTTCAGTGTTAACCTTAACACGTTCAAGACCGCGACCACCTGTCGCACCCAAACGCCGCTCGGTATGCTTAATATAGTCATTTAGTGTACGCGCTGCGGCAAAAGTCCATTTCAGCTCACCAGCCTCAAATGGTTTGTCTGCGACAATGTCATCAACCAATTCTTGTACACGCTCCCATGTGCGCATCTCAACTTGTCTGGTGAGTCGTAACTCATCAATAGAGAGTACTTCGTCTGGTTGTAGGGACAACAGCTTATCAACTAAATCCTTATTTTCGCCAGCCAAAGTCTTAAGAATTCTCTGCGGCTGCGTCGACGCCTCTAAGGTAGAAAACCCCGGCATCTTCGTGTTCGTAGAGTCTAGAATTGGCGCAATTTTTGGATCAGAACGAAACGCGCTGACGAGACGCCGCGCAACACGTGGCGCGACTACGCCCACGAACATTCCACCTAGTGCGAACGCTACACGATCTTCTGGAGTGTCGCCTTGTGTTCCACCGATGGCCGCACCAACAGCCATACGCGCTAGCAAGTTAATACTTATGCGTCCGGCTTCGCCAGCGCCGCCAGGTTCTGGAATGTCTGGCATAACCGGCAACTTCGCACGTCGGCCGCGATTAAGTGGTTTTGCAAGTGGTTCGACAGGCTCAGCGGGTATCGGAGAAGGCGTTGGTTTGACAACTGCACCAGGTTCAGTAGGTATCGGAGAGGGCGTCGACTTACCCGCGGCACCAGGTGCTACTTTTTCCTCGAGTAGTTTACTCAACTCGGGAATAGTTGCGGCTTCTTCTCGAATTATCTCTTCCGCACGTTTAGTAGCGACTTCGATAGAAGTCCTCAATCGTAAGAAATGTTCGGTACGACCGAGTGCGAGCTCGGCAGCCGATTTTAAAGGCACCTCTGCGACAGCAGGAGTTAACTCTTCAGCTACGACAGCTATGCGCTCTGCAATCGATTCTGGAGTCATAGCTGACTGAGTACGTGGTACGTCGGCGGCACGTGTCGCATCCTGAACTTGTAACGGTTCAGGTGGGGGAACCGTCGTGCGCTTTTTCGCGGCGCGCTTACCAACGCCGCGTGTTACGAGACTAGGTATAGCAACCGCAACGAGATTCTCAAATAACTCACCGTACGTCATTGGTTTGTAAAGTTCTTCCACTAACATTCGCTGCTGCGCAAGTTCTTCACGTGTCAATTCAGATGAGTGGGAAAATGCTAACTTGCGTGTCTCAGGATCTAACAAGAAAGAGGGAAGACCAAGAAAAGTTCTGATATATGCTGCATTCTCTTCTGTCAGAGCGACGCCTTTCTCAAACCCCGGCACATACGTCTCCAACGCGCGCTTGAACCCGGCGCCAACTCCAAGCGGAAGTGCCATTAGTGCACTTAGACCGCCAAGAAGAGCTTCACCCGCACCTGATAGTGCCGCAGTATCAGACGCATCAGAAGCACTGTTTTCTATGACAGTCATCGCCCCCCGCGTAAAGTGTGTATACGCTTGTCCTAGAGCTTCTTTGGTGGTTTTGAAAGCCGTTCCGACGATGCCCAGTTTTGCGACCGCGCCTTCAGCAGCTGAAGGAACTGTCGCCTGCGGCATTGCCTGCGGCGTCGCCTGTGCCTGGACAGGCACAGCATCCAGTTCCGGAATATACTGATTCATGAAATCAGATAGACGTTTCTTCTCACGTTCGCGAAGTAACTGTCTATACGAAAGTTCACTCATTTCGTAAATCTCTCTTTTTTCGGTACTGGCTTGACATCCGTCTGCTGGCGACGGAACGCATCAAGACGCGTACGTGCTAGTTTAATACCATGTATTTCCTCAAATATCCGCGCCTGATTTTCGTAAGCAACTTCGCCAATGCGAGCTCGCGCAGCCTTGAGACTAGGTCTATCTTTGTGCAACAATTGAGATTCAAGAAACGCAAGGCGTGACTCTGTTCGCATATCCACTTGAACGATATATTTTGGCAGTATTTCACGCAAAACCTCACGCGAGTCTTCATCGCCACCAATATAGTCTGCCCTGCGATCAAGCTCATCAAGAAACTGAGCAAGTGCCTCTGTTGCGCTAGCGTCAAAATCTTCATACTGATTGGTTGTGTTAAACGCAAGCGCGGCAATGCGTCGTGCCGAATCGTAACGACGTCCCTGCAACTCGCGCTTTCTAGTTTCAACCTCATTCCGAACGACACGAGTTTCACCATCCTGACGGACAATCGTAGCACTTAGTTTTGGAGCCCATACCTCATACTTATTTAGACTGATTGCGTTTCTTCTATAAAGAGTCGTCAACCGAGCAAGAGTCTTGCGCGGGTCAAGATTTGGGTCATTAACGTCTGCCAACATTTCACGTTCGACGAGCGGATCTCCCCCAGATATGCCAAGCCTCTGTTCGCGTAACGCCTTGCTATAAGCTTCTACCTTCTCAGAACTCAGAGCATAACGATATTCTTCTATCCATTCTTGCGTAAGTGTACGTGCGCCAATATGCACGGCAGTCTCACGCTCAATACTTTCAACCCACGTCTTCATAGCTTTGTCCAGCGTCGCTTGCCCTTGTGCTGCTCGTGCCGCGTGTTCGCGTGTTGCGCGATCGATAATCGTGACGCGCTTGATCGGATCCACACCGGCAAATGCACCTTGCTCTTCAAGTTCAAATAGCCTGTCAGGATCCCGCATACGAAGGATGTCCATGAAATTAAGTTCAACTTTCTCTCTAAATCGTTGACGTCGCTTTTCTGTTTCCACCGCATCAAACAACGTATTTGCTTCACCTGCCGTAACTAGTCTTTCATGTGTCGCTATGAATTCATCACGCTCGGCCGGCGTTTCGGCCAGCGCAGCACTACGACTTAGCTTATCTTCGGCTGCGTCTATAGTCGCAATCTGTTGCTTTTCTTGTAATTCTAGATTGTTAGCGTGATACGTAATAGCCTGTATAGGAAAGTTACGCGCAACGTGCTGCTTAAAAGCGACTAGAACTTCGCGACGATTCGTTGAACTAGCAAGTTCATGTTGCATCGCACGAGCACGACGCGTAAACTCTTTTGTTCGGCCTATGGGATCTAGAATCTCTTTGTTCACCTCAAGCTGAAGTTCCTTGATCCGTGCGTCATGTCGACCATTTAGGTTGCCAATGTCGATTTCATCTTGTTGATTCTGTAACTTTTCGCTAATTTTAGAAAGTTGTTCACTAAAGCGAGTAATGTCGGCGCCGAATTGACTGAACTGGGTATAGCTAGGAACAGGCACAGTTTGTGGAAGTTGCAGCACTCCTGCCCGAGGTTCAGCCGTGTACGTTGGAATACGTGGCATTAGGGTTTCGCTGGCGGCACCGGCCGCCGTTTTGCCCAAGTTGCTAGAATAGAGCCAGCACCCGCCACTCCACCAACAACTCCAAGAGCTTGTTGCCGACCAAAATAGGACGCGCGCGTCCGTGCGAGGCGTGCCTCGAACTCTTTCGCCGAACTAGCCAGATCGCCAGATCGCCGCACGTTTAATGCTTCAAGTTCTGCTTGTCTGACAGTATCAAGTTCCAACAATAGTGGACTGCCTATGGATGGGTCAAGTCCAGACTCTGCCACTATAGCACGTTGCTTGCCAAGTAGAAGAGTGATACGACGCCGAAATTGTCGTTCCTCATACGCCGCAGCTTGACGAATGCTCTCCGCTTCCTGTTCTCTGAATTCTTCCTCACTCTTGGCTGCGCGTCTCTGTGCAGCAGCCGACTCATACGCTGCGTATGTAGAGACGGCTGTTCCAACGATTGCAGCAATGGCACCAGCGATAATCCAGCCCATATCAGTAGTCCAACTCTGGAATTAGTCCTGTATACAATGTACCATCCTCTACAGTTAGGCATTCGTGCGCGCCAGCTTTTTTCAGTATTTCACCCATAGCAACATTATCTTTGAATGCGACGCCCATAAAAATACGCGCGCCTACTTCACGTCCAAGGGCAAGACGTATTTCATGTAACGTTTTCGCAATTCCTCTTCCTCTGTACTCTGGATGCACGCACATGTCTTTTCCATACATAACTTGGCCGTAGCCAGGTAGCAAAGTAACGTTGCATGAAGTAAATCCAACCACGCGACTCCCATCCAAAGCAACGAATGTTGGGTTGACAAAATACCAACCAGGAGGTTGAGTTGCGCGACCTGGATAGCACATAGCATAAAGTTCTCTAACTCTAAGCGTCTCTTCTTGCAACATTGCCCGAATGTCTATCATCGGTTAATGCGCTCAAAACGTACGACACTCCGTCGATCTTGTGTATAGGCACGAGCCACGTTTTTCTCGCGCTTAAATCCCAATAGTTCAATCCACCTTAAGTTGTGTTCATTGCTTGTCAAGACAACTGCCTCCACTCTATGAAGGTGAAAACTGCGCATTACGTCAGTCAGAGCCATTCGAGTCAGACGTGTCATCCATATGGTATGTTTATTCATGGACTTACTTGCGGCAAGCCAAGCGACACCTACGCCGGGCCACACAAGCATGACACCGGCACAGCCAAGGATTACATCATCAATAATGGCAGTAAAGGCTGGACCACCACGTTCTTTTTCAATAGCAAATTTCCACTCGGCAAGAGCAAGCGTATCTCTATTGACGAATTCTAACATGTGCTCAGCTTTAAACGGCACAAGCCGCGGCCTAGTCATGATCTCCCAGCGAAAGTGTACCAAACATTGCCAACAATGTCATAGGATAAGGTTCACGTTGTTCAATTGTGACCCGACCATCCGTATCCCAACCTTGACCAGTTACTTCACGATCGCCAGTAAACAAACTTAATGCTCCAAGCGAGCTTGGCGTATATTGTATAGGTTCACCATTCACGTGTCCACCAATAGTATCAACTAGTCGAACCCATAACTTGTCCCAGCTTCGTGGTAAGCCCTCAATTACGGTGTTTTCGACCGCGGGACGCATAGTCACAACTTTAGAGTCATATTTTAGACCAATCTCAGCTATGGAGACTTCTTCAGACAACGTAATCTGGCCACCACTCACAACCTTAGTACCACGACTGCCATTATCAGCAATTATACTGACAGTCTTACCCTCAAGGTGTGACAAACCAGTTATAATAGTAGTAGGTGCACCGCTATAGACTTTTGCAGAGTCCGTCTGTAACGATGTCCATGACCTTGTCAACAACCCTGCATGATGGTCCTCGAACACTTCCACATAACGCTTTGTCTGATTATTAATTGTGCGTTTCACGATCGTCCAGACTTCGTCACCTGCTCCATGTAAGTCTTGCACATGCGGAATCGCGGCAACGCTCTCAAATGTGCCGTCGGTCGTCAATCTTGTGAATCCAATAACTTTCTCATGATAAAAGTACGTGAGTACAACTAATGTGCCATCTTCCCGCACGAAGTAAACGCGCGGGTCGCGTTGGCGTACAAGCGAAATTGGACCAAGCCGTGCGCCAGTTCCCAAAATGTGCTCAGCTGCACCAGTCAACTCTAGTGCGTCAAAGTCATCCTGTTCAATATCAAATGCCATGCTAATAATTTTCTTACGACTTCTGTCTACGAATATGATCCGTTTATTAATAATATTTGACTGAATAGGAGCAGAACCGTGGGTCGTCAATCGCCTAGTTAGTGGAATGCTATCACCACCGATAGGTTCATCTGAACGTCCACCCTGCGCACGAAACTCTACACCAGCCGTTCCTATGAATAAATCTTTATTGTCCGTGATCCATTCTATTCTATTCAACTGACGAGAGGCAATCGTGTACTCAACAGCACGATCGGCCGACGCACCTACTGCATAGTTATCAAAATCGTCTGGCGTTGATAACCACCACGTAGTTGGTTGCTTTTTGGTGCTTGCCTGACCAAGACGCCCCTGAAAGAACTCGCCGGTTCGCGGAAAACCGTTCGTGGTACTCCACGACGCAACTTCAAGTGTCCAAGCACCTGCCGCGGCAGCAGGTGGGTCAGCTACGTTTGTACCAACCATAACACTTAGTATCTCACCTTTAACCTGTATTGCAGAATCTCGTATGGTAATCCGCACAAGTCCGCCATAGATTGCAATGAACTTGCCTACATCAGCTGTCCTAAAGGCGTTCAAACCAGACACAAGGGTGACCTGACCTCCAATGGGCTCCTTAATATTTGGGTCAAGAGTCGTTTGTGGCGACAAACGTAGTAGCCAGCTACCAGCAGCAATAGGATTGGTATTTGGAAAATCATCAATAATGTCGGCCGTAACAACGGCTAAACCAACATCGACTACTGTAATAGTGGCACGTGACGCGCCAAATACTATCAAACGTCCCTTATCGGCCGCCAAAAATACGGCGCTCGACGCCGTGAACGTGACGCCCGTTCCAGTTATCGCACTGGGTGTTAGAGTAGCCGTGCCGCCTGAAATATCAGTATCAGCTTCAAACGCCGGAGGTGGTTTGTACGTAATTGTGGATAACGTCCAACTTGTGTCAGAGATGCGACTAAGTCGACGTTGTGGAACATCTGGATGAAAAAGAAACAGGACATCGACAGATTGCGTGAAATGTATCTCTCGAAGCTGCGCTTCGGTGTACGGGGATGTAATTTCGACCGGAACGCCAGCCGTTAGAATAGGTGCTTTATTCTTGTAGAAACGCATATACAAATGACCGACTTCTATAATGAATGCGTCATTTACACTTGCTTCAAAAGGTATGAGAATAGTATCTCTTGACGAGTCTTTTACTTCCTGAATGAACGCAGTACCAAGACGACGATCAAGTCCACCTTGTCGCATGATAACGAAGTTTTCTATCGTCTTTCCACCCTCGAAGTAGGCAGCAAGGTCGGGACGGCCTTCTAGTTTAGGCGAAAGCTCGCCTTTGCTGAAGTTTGTTATAAGTCGTCTGCTCTTTGACATCTAGTCTTTTCTAGTTAGGTCATGCCAACCAAAGGTGGCCAGATAGAATTGACTAGTAATCGTGGCACTAGCATCAGTCACGATCTGACCAGACGTGTTCGTAAGGACCCATACTTCCGCATGATCCGCGGAAGCCGATCCACTAAGCTGACTAAATGGACTGGCGCCATTTGCAGGGGTCAAGTCATTTGAGCCTACAGGACGTGCCGCAACAAGTGCCGCTCCCGCATTTTCGTGTATACGAATGTTTGCCATGACTCTGATACCAGTCGGCACAGTTAATGTACGTGTGGTTGGTGTGGCCGCAGTCTGTGTGACTGCACTAAGATCGGTGATAGGATCTTTCAAGCGAAAGAAATCTACAACTTGGTCAAA